GTTTCCAATAATCAGTTGGATTATTCATACTATCTCTAACACCAGATAGTCCTGCTAAATGTATTACTAGGTCTGCTTGAAAATGTAAATCACAGGACAATAGGTCATTGCCTGAAATTTTATCTATGTTTATTAATTTATATTTTTTAGTAAGATGATTATATAGATTTTGTCCTATAAAGCCATCACCACCTGTTAATAGTATATTCATAATTCATAATTAAGAAGTTTTTTGTATCTTCAAAAAATAAGTGTTAATCGTTGTTGGTGTTCCGTTAGGAAACTCTTGAGCTCTGTAATCATCAGCGTGTAATTGTCTTGTTTGAAAATTACCATCACCACCAGTTAGTCTAGTATCTGCTATACCAGAACCTTTGTTTGTTCCTGAACCACCTATATTATATCTAATTTTATATCCACCAGTTGAGGCAATAGTTTCATTTCTCATCAACTCGTTTGCTATACTTGTTATATCAGTATTATTAAATTCTTGTAAATCGTTATCACTTCTAATTTTTATAGGAAAAGCACCTAGTGTAGGACTTGACATTGTATTTTTCTTTAAGTAATAACTATTGATAGTTTGTGGATAATCTAATGTTGCATTTGTAGCTGCTGGAATATTACCTGCTACGAAAGATGAAAGATTTGCCCTTGTATCTAAAAAAATCGGTGTTGATGATACTAAACTTTGATTAGCGCTTAGTGTTGCTGTGGTATCTATAAAATAAGTACCTGCTTGATTACTTGTATTTGAACCTGATACTAATTCGTCAATAACAGGTCTTACAAACGTATCCAACATATCGCCGTAATTCATAGCTCTGATATCGTTGTTAGAATCAATATAACAAAAGTATCTTTTACCATTATCACTTGTAATTGAAGGCGCTGATGATACTGCCTGATTAATTCTTGAATAAGTTACCGAAATAGAAGTTGGCTCACCTGTTTCCGCTTCAGTAGGAAATCTTGAACCGTTATTTGATTGTGGTCCAGATATCATTCTAGTATCAGTTAATGGCAAACCTGATAGTGTACCACCTGAACTAACTACTGCTAATGTTATTGGACTTGCTTGTTGAAATTCGTATCTAAATTTATTCTTTAGAGAATTAAACATAGTGTCGTCCATACTTTGGACATTTCCACTATTAATGTAAGCAGGACGAACTACAGCCATAATCTATTACCATTTCTATGCACCTGCACCGTACAATGTTTTTAATGCAACGCCGGCACTATTGTACAATACTAAACTTACTACGCTATTTAATTTTGCTGATGTTATTGAACCATCTGCAATCATTGATGTTGTAACCGAACCGGCAGAACCAGTAAGTAATACGGTACCTGTTGCGTCAGGAAAAGTTATTACTCTGTCTGCTGTAGGGTCAGCGCAAGTGAGTGCTAATTCGTTTGCGTCCTCTGTTGCACCTTCAAAAATTAAAAGTTTGTTTGGTTCTAATCTAATATCTGAACCAACATCTAAAGTACCAGAGGCAGCTGTTATTTTTGGTGATGTTATAGCATTACCAGTTGATATTGTTAAATTATCATTAACGGTAATTGTATTTGAATTGTTTGATGATATTGTATTACCTGATACATTTATTGAACCAAGAGTTGCGTCACCAGTTGTAATAATAGCAGCGTTAATGTTTATAACACCACCAGATACATCATCAAGAGTATTTGTTTTTACAGCAGCTGAACCAGTTGTTGCGATATTTCCTGATGAACTAACACCACCGCTACCAACCGTTATTGAACTAGAAATATTAACATCTGACGGTAAACCTATAACTACCGTGTCTGTCGCTTGTACAGCTACCGTTGTTTCATTAGCAGTACCAAGCATAGTTAATTCTTGACCACCACCAATCAATTGTCTAGTTGAACTTGAGTCAACAACAAAAAAACCTTCAGCGGCAGAAACGAAAGTAATCAATTCGTTCATTGCACCGACAATACTTGTAGCTGATATTGAACTATCTAGTGTAGTAATATCACCAAAGTCATTAGCCGCTAATGCGTTAAACTCCGTTCTTAACGTTTCTAAACTATCTGTTTGTGCTATTTGTCTTACAGCCATTACTTAACTAATTCCTTTATCATATTTTTGATTTCTTTTAACTCTTGTTTTAAATTATTTATTTCTCTACAAGCACCTTTAATCTGGTCACTTTGACTTTTTCTATTCTGTCTTCTTGCCATATAAAGTTGATACTCGGTAACATTTGTATTAATTACAGCATTTGAACCGCTATCTTTAATTAAATGTGTATGTCCTTCAACTTTATATTTAATGCTCATTATACTGCCAATGCAATTGCTCTCATATCACTAATTCTTGGTGGATATGCTGAATTGTTTCCTTTCATTGCTATCTTAATTTGGAAAGTGTCAAACTCATTTAAGTCTGCAACACTATATTTGTATTCTTTAAATGCACTATCATTTTCTGCTGGCGCTACCGTTGTATCTTCGTTACCTGTTAGGTTAAATGGCACCCAATTTAAATCTGATAATTTTCTAGTTTCTTCACCACCTGATATTCTAAAATAAACTTCTACTTTAGATGAACCTCTAACGTTTTGAGTTAATCTTACATCAAGAGAAGTAGATAAGTTTTCTAAAGAAATCGGTCTTGTACAATAGATAGCGGCTGTTGAACTACCTGATGGTTCTGTATCAGCCACAAATTCTGGTGTATTAGAACTTGTCGGGTTATTTAATCTGTTTGAAACCGTAAATGCACTTGTTCTCGCTAAGTCAACGACAGGAGAAAGTTTTGTATTTGATGAAGTCAATGATAATTGTACTATTAAAGATTTTACTCCTAATAATTCATTTAATTCATTAATACCTGACATTACATATTTTGGTGATGTAAAGTAAATATTATCACCTGCGATTACCGTTTGTTCATTTACTGAAGTCGTAGCTATAAATTCTGTTTCGCCACCGTGAACTGATTTACCTGAAGTTGGTCTTAAAGCATATTTAATATTTGTATCAGGTAAAGTCATTGTTTGAATACTTAAATTCAATAAGTCATATGCTCTGTTTTGTGTTGCTGTAATAGCAGAACCACCAACATCACCTGTTGATGTTGCATTTGTGGCACTTGGCGAAAGAATATCATAACTATCTAAAGTTATATTTGATATTGATGTATATGTTCCGTTAATTTTGTCGTGAGCTATACCATTATAAGAACCACTAGGCACACCTGCAATGGTCACGTTATTATTTGTGCCGTGCATACCGTGGTTAGGATGGAAAACTCTAATTAGTTTTGAACCTTGCGTTGTTCTTAAAGAATTTGTTTTTAATGTTCTAGCTGGTAATACATCATTTGATAATGTAAACTTACCAGTATTTGCAATTGAAAACTCTGCACGTTTTAATTTAAATTTAATATCTTCGTTTTGTTCGGCAGTCCAAGTAGAACCGTTTTGAGATTTAAACATAACACCAGCATATGGTTGTTGTGATATTGTTCTATTAGAACCTACTTGATTTTCACCTATTCTAGCAACCCAAGCATTGTAATCTTGCGAGTTAGCCAATACTACAAAACAATACTCTACGTTTTGTTGAATATAAACAGGACTAGGGAAAGTAAATGTAGTTGCTGATGAACTATCTGCACTTGTATTTACAGCACTAGGATTTAAGGTTACTTCACCAAAAGGTAATATTGTAGTTGAAGGATAACCGTTTACGACTTCCCTTAATTGCATTGTTATAGGAATATTTGCGTCTTTAGATTGGAAGAATAAATCAACTGAAGTTAAGAAAACTCCACCTGGGTCATCAACCAAGAATGTTTGTGCCAAAGGATCCCACCAACCTACTTGTCTTTCAGTTGTTCTTGTACTTGTTCTTTGTATGTTTCTTGTCTCTTCAATATTTGTTCTAACTCTTCTAGCTTCTCTTGTTGAGATAATAGTTTCTTGAACCGTATCTAAAGTACCTCTTGCTGTGTATTCTGTTTCACCAGCTGTGGATATTTGTGAGTTTCTATCATCTGTACTTGAAGCAGTTAATCTAAATGTTCTTGTACCTGTTCGCCATCTAGGATTTGAATTTATTTTAGGGTCAGGTATTTCAAAAGTACCTGATACTTCACCTTGAGCATTTGATATAATGTTACCACCTAAAGAACCACCTGTTGGTGTGATGTATTGATTAATTGCTTGTTCATCAAAGAAAGCAAATAATCTTGTATTAGGTTTAAATCTTTTACCTGTAAAGTTTACCGTTCTACCTCTAATGAAAGGTATAAATGCAACATTTAAAACTCTGTCACCTAATGACTCTCTAACAACTTGAGGAACTATCGCACTTCTAATACCTGTTCTAGTTTGATTTACTTCTTGAGCTGTTTCTATTTCTGTTCTTTCTAAAACTCTTCTTGGTACACCGAATCTAAATGTTTGTTCTCTAACTCTTGATATATTTCTGTTACCTGTTTCAACTGGCGCACCTGTCCACATATCTTGCCATTCATTCCAAACCGTACCTAATTCTATTGCCTCTAAATTAGGATTACCTAAATTTGCAACCATTGTATCAAAAGAGCCGTTTCTGTTTATAATTAAATCAGGTGCTCTTTCTGTTTCTTTCCACTCATCTCCTGGTGGGTCAAGGTCAATTGTTCCCATCCAAGTGAATACGTTAAATGGGTTTACGTTTATAAATTTACTTGCAAAAGGCTGGTCAACTAAAGTTGCCTCTGAATAAGGTAGTGTAATTAAATCACCAGTTTTTTGATAGTTAGAGGTTACTCTATCTTGTTCAGTAATCAAAGAACCATCAGCAAATCCTTTATCATCTGTTTCAATTAATTTTACTGCGTCCTCTTTAAATGTCGGTCTAACTTGACCTTGCGACATATCCATAGATACTTTGTAATCTAAATTACCTACATCACCTGTTCCGTGACCTGTAAAGTTATCTACTACAAATCCGTTTTTAAATCTGTCAAAACCATCTGCGTCTTGTATCTGTAAAGATTGAGCGTTTTGTTCTAATAGAGATAATTGAGTATAGTATTCAACATTTTCTAATCTCTTTTCAAGTTTACCAATGTCTCTCATTGTATATCTTCTATTATCTTGACTTTCTACTTCAACACTTTCTGTTGTTAAAGTATAAGGCGCTAATGATATAGTGTATAAATGCATTGCACTATCTAAACCTTTTGGAACCTGTGGGTCTAATGATGAAGCACCTTTAACAATTTTAAATTGGCCATCACTATCTAAAAAGACTTTATCAATTCTTGATAAGTAATATTCAAAATCTGTAGCAACATCTTCGCCAAATTTTACAACATCTACAACTGAAGCACCTGCACCATCAAAACTTCTATTTTGTGTACCTGCATTTATTGTTGAAGCGTCATCAACTCTTGGTCTGAAATCTAATGAGTCTCTTAACTGATAAGTTTTACCTGAAGTATCTGAAGTATATGCTGGTATATCTTCATAATTTACAACACCTGCATATGAGTCAACATCAAAGTAATCTCCTGAACCGTGAGTAAAGAAGTCAAAAGTTATTAATAATTGTCCAGTAGGAGCTAACGCACCAGTTTTTAATTTAATTCTACCTATGTCATAGAAGTTATCTCTTTGACCATTATCTAATTCAAATCTTTCTGTAATATCTGTATCTGAACTTGTAGCAGTCGTACTAAAGTCAGCAGCCATATGTACAGAGTCTAATTTAAATATGTCTGATTTACCTAATGATATTACACCACTTTGTATTTCAGATTGACTTGTTGCTTGTTTTGTAGAATTGTTTTGTAAAGTTTTTGTTTTTGAGTCTGCAATTGAACGATTTACCGTTGCAACTATTTTTAATTCAGCGTCTGCATATGCTGTACCAAAATCAAAGTCTAAAGTTTTACCTGTTGGAGAACCTGATAATGTAAATATTGGGTTACCATCTGCGTTATTACCTGTTAAACTTAATATGTTACCATTTGCACCTGTTGAAGCAGCTTTAATATCTCTAATTGAAACTATGTAATCACCCTCTGATAAACTTACAAAAGTTTCATTGTTACCTGCTGAAATCTGTCCTGTACCTGAAGATAAACTTATTGCAAATTGTCTTCTTACTTTAAAGTTTGTATCTGTTAGTCCAGAGTTTGAACTTGTTTTAAGAGTCTTGATTGCGTTGTAAGGCATTTTAAATACAGAAACATTTTTATTTGACTCTTGTAATTTTGCTCTTCGTCTAATTGCAATTGAAGATGATACTGCTGTGCCACCTATTGCTGAATCTAATTCTATGCTTGTATCTGAAATTATTGCGTCAACCGTTTTAGTAATAGAAGTACCTGCTGTATCACCAAAAACTATTTCATCACCAACTCTTAATTCTGTTGTAAATCTAGTACCAGAACCTATAACAACTGAACCTGAAGCTATATTTAAATTACCTGTTAGTGTAAAGTTTTCACCATATGTTGATGATAACGCCGTGTCTGCTGTGTATGTTGGTGTTCCTGGTTGACCAATTTGTTTTACACCTGCAAATTCAAAAGGTCTTGCACCTTTAAAACCAATTGTGTCTGATTGAATTACTGCTGTATTACCTGAAGTACCACCTGTGATTGTTGCACCACCTCTAAAAGCACCTTGAACGTTAGATAGAACTACAAGACCGTGTTGTACCGTACCACCTGTACCACCAGAGGTTACGTTCATCTTTGTTGTACCATCTGAAGAAAATAATTCAAAAGTAGCCGCACCAGGATTTCTTACCGTAAATACTCTCGCTGATGAATCTTGAGCAACTGAATCAATTGCCATACCACCAACACTTGATATTGTAACCTGTTGGCCTTCTTTAAAGTTATGGTTTGAAGCAGTTGTAACCACACCAGGATTTGCAACTGATATGTTTGTTATATTTAATGTTTCAACGTTTGAAATACTTTCTACGGTACCTGTTGCACCTGTTGTACCATCTGTAATTTTTTCGCCTTGCGTAAATGTTTGTGCTGTTCTTATATTTAAGTGTGTAAACATTTCTATATCAAATAAGAAATGTTTGAATATTGTATTTGTTAAAGCACTTGATGAAAAAGTAAATGCTACTGGCGAACCGGTTACGTATTCAAAACCTCTTGACTTAGCACGACCAATTGTATTTAAACTTGAAAGTAAACCATTGTTCTCTGTTCCTCTTACTGCTGATTTTTTAGAATATAAATTTACAGCTTTAAATGGTTCTACAACACCTGAAACAGAACCAATGTCTGGCGAACCAAAAACATTATTTACGAATACATAATTACCTACGTTAAATTTTGTACTAAAGTTATTTTCAGTATCAAAGTCTCTTGCCTTATCTACATCAACATAAGTTGTAGTTAGAGTTTCTATCTCATAACCTTTTACGTATGCTTTACCTGGAGATAAACCTAATGCAAGTTTAGCTTCGTCACCACCATTTGCACTTGCAAATATACCTCTATTATTACCTGATTGTAAGTGTTCTCTAATTTCTAAATCAAAGTTTCTTACAGAGTAATCACCTGATTCATCAAAAGTACGTCTAGCAAAAGTGTCCTCAATAACATTGTATTCAGTTGTTCTAACTTGGTTTTGTATGATACCTGCTTTTAGTCTTAACAATTCAACAAAGTTATTATCACTAGCAGAAGCTAAAGATAATTTTGTTAAAGTTAAATCTATTTTAAATCTGTGAGCACCTGGAGCGTTTGTGTTTGATACGCCTTGAGCATTATCATTTAAACTTGCGTCAGCGTTAGGTGTTATGAAAGACTCTGCAACTTGTAAACCAACTCTATAAGATGGTGTGTTTGAATACTTATCTAATATTAAAGTTTGTTCGGCTACTGATACGTGAAAACCATTTATATAATAAACACCTGCACCGATATAGGCAGCTGAACCTGTAAAACAATTTTCTACAACGGCAGAAACCGTGGTAACTTGCCCTTGTAAAGTTGTTGAAACTGAAATTGTTTCTGTTGCTGTAAATTTATCAGTAGAACTATCTGTACCTGAATCTACATATTTTACATATAAAGTATTAGGGTCTGTTCCGTCTGTAGCACTAGTATTAACAACTATTGCTTTTACACCTGAAGTTTGACCTGTTAATGTAAGGCCAACAAAATCTGTTAAGGTAACACCAACGTTTTGTGAATCTGTAAATGAAGTTAATTTTACTGAATAGTAATTTAAGTCATAACCAATTTCACCTGGAATGACCATAGCACCTTTTTCAAATAGATGGTCAGAAACCCTTTCTATTTGGTTTTGTAAAATAGTTTGTGATTGTGTTAACTCTCTCGCTTGTACGGCAAATGCTGGTCTGAAAAGTATTCTATGAAACTTTTTAGTTTCAGCAAAGTCATCATAATAGGGCGATAAGTTAAAATCAGTTGGACTTGGCATAGTCTGTTATCCCCTTAAAATTCTATAATCAACTTGATATTCTCTGTCTGGTCTGCCGCTCTTGTTATTGGTGCTCTGTTTTCTACATATAAAACATCACCTGAATCGTGGTCTATTTCTGGCACAGAATATCCTGAATTGAATACTACGTTATTTGTTGTTGCACTATGACTTGTATCAGGTGTTGCTGTTGCTGGTGTACCACCTTCGCCAGAAATTTGTCCTGAACCTGAAAAGGCAACTTGATTACCATTTGCGTCAATACCCTCGTTTGAGTGTCTGCTTTGTACAAAATAAATTATGGCATTTGTAGAATCAAATTCAACAACTTTACCTACAGCGCCTGTTGAAGCTTGTGTAATTTTTTCATCTACACTAAAAGAACCTGAAACACCTGTTAATTTGATTGCTGTTGTAGCTCTCAATGTATTTGCTGAAGCAGCTGAACCACCAGATTTCGGGTCTCTAATTAAACATACTTTTCTAAAGTCATTAGCAACTGAAACGTCACCAGAGTTTGCTGATTCTGTTCCTTCTAAACTTGTATTTGTCATTACAAAGAAAGCACCTAATTCTTGTACTGCGTTCTTACCGTGTCCGCCTTTTGGTGGAATAATTACATCTAATTCAGAACCAACTAAATTAGTTGCACCAGCAGCCACTATTTGAGCATTACTGATTGTTGCAAAAGTATAACCTGTTCCTGGTGTGGTTACTGAAACGGCCGTTACCGCTCCTGATGTTACCGTTACCGAAACTTTTCCGCCTGTACCATCACCTTTAATATCAATATTAGTATGTGTGCCATCTGTACCACCTGAACCAGCAGTTTTAATTTTTACTACATCAATCGCACCATCAACAGCATTTGAAGATACTGAAGCATTTGTAGAAACTGCCATAAAGTCAGTTGATAAAAAGTTTGATTGTTCAGAAGCAGACATTGTGTACATAAATTTCCATTTATAACCATCAGCAGTTGATAATACAATTGTGTCTGTTCCAGTAGGTTCTACCGTTGAGGCAGCATTGTTATTATTATCTAAACATTTGTAAACGTTTCTTGCTGAGTTAACTACATAAAAATTTGCGTCAAATAAATTAAATACACCACTATTAGCTGATTGTTGAGTTGTTGTGCCAGTAATTCTTTCGCCATAGTCGTGTCTGTAAATATCGTATGTTGTACCAGTTATCCAGTTTCTTCTTGGTGCTACAAAAGCTGTATCTGTATCTGCTACTTTTTTAACTGCTAATAGGTCATCATAAGTAAATGACTCTGCATTTGCATTGTCGGCTGGTGTAATTGGTAAAACATCTGTACCTTGATTGTCTGTTCTACTATCACCTCTAGTAGCAGTTGAGAAAGGTATTGACCTACCAATACCTAGATAATATACATTTCCTGCAGCTTCAGAGAAAGACTCTGCAAATTGCTCGGAATTGTGTATTCTAAACTTGTTTGTTATAATTGCTGGCATATTTCTTTTTCCTTAATCAATATTTATAAGACTTCTCTCTATGTTATATTAATTGTTCCGTTCATTGCTCCGTGGTTTGTACATTGATAATATAGTGTCGCCGGTGTATCCATTGATACGTGAAATATTATTGCACCTGAATTGGCTGCATTATTGGTAACACCTGTATTATACGCTGTTCCGCCTGTACCTGTTGTTGATTGTATTCTGAATGGGTGTGAACCACCAGAGTTATTAATAAAATAGTAAGTATTTCCTTTTTTCAAGTGTAAATCAGGATTATTACCTGAAGTTGAAGGGAAACCTGCACCTGTAAATAGATAACCACTTGAACCACTTGCTGTTACCAGTATTTGAGAAACTGGTGTTGTTGCCTGTACCCAACTTGAGCCATTGTAAACTAAAGTGTGTCCTGCAACTGGTGATGAATTGGTTACATCTGATAAATCGTCTAAAGCACTTGCACCACCACCTGCTATCGTAATAGTTTTTGTTGCACCTGTGCCTGAAGCGACTACGCCTGCACCTACGAAATTTAGTGTTGTTGCGTCTGTTGATAAGGCACTACCCTCATCTTGTACCGTTAATGATGAACCACTACCACCTGGAATATTAATAGTTTTTGTTGCGCCACTTCCTGAAGCGGTTACACCTGAACCTGTAAAGTTTAATGTTGTAGCAGCCGTTGATAAACCACTACCCTCATCTTGAATTGTAAGAGAAGAACCACCTGATTCTGCGTTTGGTTCAAAACGTGAATTACCCGAATTCCATTTTAATATATAACCATCAGCAATACCTGTTAAGGTTACGTCTGTATGTCTTGATACTGAATCGTTCT